CAGCCCCCTTTTTTTGCCCAGTGCAAGGTGGGGAAGCGGGTTTGTATTGCTGATCGCAGAAACGTCCACAAGCTGCCGCATAACGTCTTCATAGGCTTTATTTGATACATTTACAACGGTTCTTATTCCCCTGCGGGAAAGCCCCGAAGAAAGCATACGCCCCGTTGCTGTGATCTCGTTTGAATAATCATCTGCCGCCATTCCCTCAATGATCGCGCTTTCCACTGATCCGGTCATTGTGATAATATTTTCTTTCTGCAATAGCTTTAAATTCCTGCCGTTTAATGCCGCGTGAAGTTCTACCGTCCCGGCTTCCTTATATTTCCGCGTCCATATCAGCGATCTATACACATCAATCACGCCTTGCCGCATCAGTTCCCTATTGTATACTTTGACTTGTTTTTTTTGCCGCATTAACGGGGCTGGTTCTACCTTCTGCGCCATTCTCTTCCTTTCCTACGGCATGACGTAGCAATTTTCAAAGTCAAAATTTACGTTCATGTAGTCGCCGCCTGCGTCTGCCGTATAGTTTATATAGTTCCTGCCTGTCTCTAACTGCACGTAGCCTTCGTTTTCTTCGTCCACTGTGTAGTTGTAGTCTATCTTTTCCCCGCCGCGATACAGAATCACATCAATATTGCCTTGCTCTGTGGTTATGACGATCTGATCGTCTGCCTGCATGGTGCAAAGTAATTTCAGCGTTTCGCCTGTTGTGACGTTCATTATTGACGGGTTTATAACAACATCTTCCGCAATGATCGTCATTTGAATACCGATCGCCGTTGTACTGTTATTGTCCACGACCTTGATTGTCTCTTTTGATCGTGTGCTAAATTCCATGCCTTCTTCCGGTATCTCGCAGGGAAATTCCCAGCCGCTTTCCCAGCTCGCCATTTCAATGTGCGTCGTCGCGTCGTCCTTAAAATACGGATCGGGGCAGATCAGCGATATAACGGCAGGGCGCAAAACGCCCTTTTCCGCTATATCAATATCTTCCACGCGGTACTTGATTTTCCGCGTCTGCCCGTCCTCTGTGTGGTAAAATGTACCCTCTGCGCCTTTCTTGAAGACGCGTGATAAATAGTCCCTGTTTTCTCTGTAATTCCTGCGGATATTCGCAGTAATCACAATGTTTCTTTGCTCCAGCGTTTCCCCGCTGTAACTGCTGCCGTCCGTCGTGGCGTTCTGTGATGTATGTACCGCATTTTTCATCTTGTATACGCCGTCAAGCGACACAAGAAAAAATTCCGTTATGTCGTGATCGTAGGTGAATACGGCGGCAAGCCCGTTGTCGTTCTCGCATTTTATAACTTTCATGTCCCGCCCCCTTTACGTCGGTTTTAGTTTTAGTACGGTCTGCCGCACCGCGTTTCTGTTCAGCCTTGCCGTTTCGGACGGTGACAACTCGCGCGGGCTGTTTATTGTCAGATTTTGCACAAAATCGCCGCCCCCTGTTGTCCTTACGTCCCCGCCGCCTGTGCCGCTGCCGCCGGATTTTATATAGCCGTCTATCGTCGTGGGTACGCCCTTTTGTATTGCCGCCTTGATCCGTCTGCCCTGTTCGTCCATGCCGTCTTCCACGCCCTGTGCCATACCAGCAGGGATCATTTTTCCGACCTCGTCGCGGAATACTTTTGACGGGCTGGCAATCCCTAAGACTTCCTTCGCCTTATTCAGTGCGCTTTTAGCCAGGTCAGCAAGCGTATTTACTAAATTGCTGGCGGCGTTCTTTATGCCGTTCACAACGCCGTCTATGATGTTCTTTCCCAAATCGCCCCAGTTGATCCCCTTAAAAGCATTGATGATCGCGGAAAATACCTGCGGCAATGCTGCTACAAGCGACGGGATCGCCCGTATAATTCCCGATATGAGCGCGCCCAGAAGTTCAATTCCGGTCTGAATGATTTTGGGTAAATTCGCCGTGATTGTGTTTACTGTCGAAGTGATGATCTGCGGCAACGCCGCGATCAGTTGCGGGATCGCTTGTATAATGCCGGACACAAGGGAATTTAAAAGCTGTATTCCCGTTTCTATGATCTTTGGCAGCATAGAAACGATCTGCGAAACGATTGTGTCTATGATTGTCGGAAGCATTGCTATAAGCTGCGGGATCGCCTGCACTATACCGGAAACAAGGGACAAAAGCAAGTTCAATCCTGCGTCTATGATAAGTGGCAAATTTTCCATTATTGCCTGCACGATAACGGGGATCAGTTCCACGATCGCGCTAATGAGTGTGGGTATCGCCTGTGTGATTCCGTTTATTAGATTGACAAGGATTTCCACCCCCGCCGTCACTAATTGCGGTAGATTGGCTATGAGTGTTGAAGAAATTGTCTGAATGAGTGAAGGCAGCATTGCCATTATCTGCGGGATCGTCTCGTTTATTCCCTGCAATAGCCCGCTGAATAATGTAACTGCTGCGTTTAGTATCTGTGGTAAAAATGTGGGCAATGCGCCCGTAACTGTCCTTATCAGTGTGAAAAATGCCTGCATGAGCGGCGGCAAAAGCTGGTCTACCAGCCCGCCTAACTGTCCGGCTATTCCTTTAAATGCCGCGCTTAGTCCCTCGATCAGTTTCGGGACAGTTTCGACTATCCGTGGCACGGTTTCCATGATACGCGGTAGAACATTGTCAACTACCGTTAAAACGCTGTCTGTCATGTTGTCGATCAGTCCGTCTAAATCCGCGTTTTCATCAGCAAGCCCCGTCATAAGATTTTCATACGCTGACTTTGCCGCGCTGATTGATCCTTGAATTGTTTCGCTTGCTTCTTTTGCCGTTGTGCCCGTGATCCCCATTTCCGTCTGAATAGTATTGATCGCGGACGCAATATCTGCGAAGCTGTCTATGCTTAATGCGCCTTTTTCCAGCCCTTCCAGTTCTTCCGCTGTTCGCAGCAATCTTTCCATTTCGGATTTCGTGCCGCCGTAGCCCAGCTTCAGATTGTCCAACATAGTGAAATTGCCTTTTGCAAAACCAGCATAGGCATTTTTTATTGATTCAATGTCAGTGCCCATTTTATTGGCATTATCCGACATATCCGTTATTATCATATCGGCGTAGTTCGCCGCCTGCCATTCGTACTGCCCCAAACTTGATGTTAAAGACGCTGCAAAACCGTTTACAGTGTCCATATATTCATTGGCAGACATTCCCGCCGTCTTGTAGGCATTTCTCGCATTATTTAAAACGGTTTCTTCACGTTTTGAATAGTCTTCATATACCTGATTGGCAAATTCAAGACTTGATCCCGTCATTTCCGCGTATTCCTGCGCTGATTTTGCCTTTGCGCCGTAAAGCGTTTCTACGCCGCCCACAAGCTGTTCATAATTTGAATACTGTTCTATCGCATTTTTGGCTATCGTAGCCCCCGCCGTCAGCGTGGCAGTTGAAAACGCCGCAAATGCTTTCATTGTGCCGCCGATCGTCACTTCTAAAGCCTTAAATCCGCCTTTTGCTGCGCCTGCTGCCGCATTTCCTACCGCTGCCAACGATTGCTGAAGCGTGGGAAGTTTGCTCTTTAATTCGTCGGCTTTTTCCTTCATGGTATGGAAAGCATCAGCAACTTTTTTTACGTGTGGGTGGGCGTTTTTAAAGGCTTCGACTTTCTGCCGCGCACCCTCAACCGCCGATCCGATCTTCTGTACTGCCGCGCTTTCTTTCACCGTTTCCGTGATTTTCTGCTTTGCTTTTACAAAACCGTCAGCCAGTTTATTTACAATCGGGATATGGCTTGCGATTTTATATATTTTTTGCCCCAGCGTTTCAGCTTCTTTTGCTGCCTGTTTCTGGGCGTCCTGTGTATTCTTTAGCTGTGAATTATATCCCGTCAGCTTTTGCTGCGTCGCTACAATTTCCCTTTGTAAATCGCGGTATTCTGCGCTATTATCCGCATTTTTCCCGGCTTCTGCCATTTGCTGCTGCGCTTGCGTCAGTGTTTTTAACTTGTTTTCAGTCTGTTCGATTGCCTGTTTTAAAACCGTCTGCTTCTGCGTCAGCAATTCCGTATTTTTGGGATCAAATTTCAGAAGTGAATTTATTCCTTTTAATTCTCCGGAAAGTGCGCGCGTTTCCTTTTCTGTATTCGATAACACTTTTACAAGATTTTTGTTATCGCCGTCTATTTTTACGGTAATTCCTTTCAATCCCTTTGACATTGCCGTCTATCCTTTCCTTCCGAAAAGCCGCCGCAGGCTTTGTCTGTCTGGCTCTGTCTGTGATAGCGTCCGCGCGTTCTCCAAATATTCCCGCCCTTCCTCTGTTTTGTTCATTTCGTGAATGAACGCATCCCGCCTATACTGCAAATAATCTATGTATTCCAGTTCTTCGATCTCATTCACATTCAGCCCCGTATATACGTGTACCAAATGTTCCCAGTATGTCGGTATGTCATAAAATCCCGTCTCGTCTGTCGGGTAGAAGGGCAGTTCTAGTTTGGGTTTGACGCTTCGCCGTTTGCAAAATTGGCGTACTGGGTAAGAAAATCTTTGATTTCTCTGATCTCAAAATGATCGTCTACCCAATCCGCCGTTATCTTTTCGCCATTCAGATTGTTGGAAAGAATTTTTGCGGTCAGTTCGTATAATTCGTCTATGATCTCCCTGTTTGCTTCGTTCTTTCCCGCTGCGGTCAGTGCTTCATCCTTTTTGTTCACTACGTCCTGCATATCTATTAACGCCGTAAAAACGCGCTTTTTCGGCATACCTACGCAAAGTGTCTTTTCATACTCCACGACTTCGCCGTTTTCCTCGCGTTCGTCGTCAAATGTCAGTACGATATAATTTCTTTTTGCTTTCTGAAAATTCACTCTATAATTCATTCTTTTACTTTCCTTCCGTTTTTCTATATTGTGCTGGGGCTGGCATATCCAGCCCCGCGTTTATCTGTTATTCCGTGCCGCCTGTGTCCTCTGATCCGGTGTCCGTCCCGCTGTCCTCTCCGTTGCCGCCTGCTGCCGTCTGTGCTGCAAGGAATGACGCGATCTTTGCCGCTTTGTCGCTACCCGTCAGCGTGTAGCCTTTTGCCTTTGCGATCGTCTCAATCTGTGCCACGGTCAACGCGTTTAATTCCGTTTCGGTGTATGTTTCCTGATAGTCGTCGTCGATTTCCTCCACATATTCAATCAGCGTCCCCCGTTCGTCGTGCGGCTTGCAAGTAAATTCCGCGTCGATCACGGTTGCGCTGTCCGCTGCAAATGTGATTGTAAACCCTGCGGAATTTCTGCCGACCACAAGCAGGTAGCAGTCGCCTTCTACCGGATCTTCATGTACAAACAGAATTGCATACTGTTTCCCGTCGTCGTTTGCCGTGCCACCGATCTTCAAGCGGCGGTATATTTTCCCGTTTTTCCTCTCTATTGTAATCTCTGCCGTCGCTGTAAACTTTGCCAGCGTCTCGCCGTTCCATGTAAAAAGCCCCGATTTAAAGGTAGCTTCTTCATCTGTCAAAATCTCTTTTACAATGTGTCCTAAATCGTCCTTTTCCTGCGTCATTGTGGGCTTGTACTCAATGGACGCGCCGCCCTTGATCCAACCCGCGTGGTTCTCCGGTGTCATAAGCCACTTTAAAATGTCCGCAAAGTCCTTTTCAAGATCGCCCGTAAACTCTGCCATATAAAGCATACCGCTTCCCAGCGTGACTTTTTCCTTCGTTCCCTTTTTATTTGCCATTCCTTTACCTCTTTTCTGTGAAATTTATTGTATAAATCGTTTCAAACATTTTTTCTTCCGCGATCCACTCCCTGTCCTTTGATGCTTTCCACCCCTGCTTCGCAAATGCAGATTCAATCTTTTTTTCGTTCTCCGCGTCAATGCGCTGGGCGTAAAATTCTACCGCCAGATCGTGGGATAATAGCTGCGCGTGGTAGTCGTCGCCGTCTTCGTCCGTCCGGTCAAGAATAGCGATAAATGGCAGCTTTTGCGGCTTTGTAAATGCTACCTCTGCCGTTGGAAGCTGCGTTTCTTTCTCTATGTATGCCCGTATGTCCATTTACTCACCCCACAATCCCGCCAGCTTTTCATCTAAAACCTGCTCGGCAATCTGCCGCCCGTATTTGATATGCTTTATTGCTTTTGTCCTGTGCGTCCCGTCCCGCGTTAAATGCCCGTTTTCCAACAAATGTGTCAATCTGTATTCCGGTTCTTCTACGTGCCATTCTGCGGAATAATGGTGGCGCGCCTGCCAGCCCTTATCAATCGCAAAACTATTCCGGTATGTTCCCGATCGCCGTCTGTTGCTTTTCGGTGCATACTGTTTCGCGGTATCGTTGCAGGCTTCGGCTGCTGCGTCGATCGCTTTTGCAAATTCTTTTTCTTGATTGTCTGCCCATTCAAGAAGCACCGTAGAAAGCGCAAGCCCTAATTGTTCCGGCGGGATCGCCTGCGTTGCATTGATATTCATGCAAAATCCCTTTCTTTATGCTTTTCAAATTTAATCAATGACAATTTTGTAATAGGCGGCAGCGTGTCCCTTATATCGTCCGTTTTGTCAATGTCGTACTGTTCGCCCTCGATCACCACGACTTGATGCGGCTTTATATCCCGCTGTCGTAGAATGTGTATGACGCGATCCACGCGGGTGTCTGCCGCCTGTGCCGCATAGTGTCTTGTGATCCCCACGGTTTCACTTCCGAAGCGCAAGCCGGATTTTACTTTTTCCAGCCTGTCTTCGTTGTTTACGTCGTACACGTCCGCGATCCCGTCGTTAAATTCTTCAAACTTCGCTTTCATCTGCTGCCCCGCTTTCCGGTACATTCGCCACCGCCGCTTCCAGCGCAAAGGAAACAATCTGGCTGGAAAAATCATGCTCAAACTGTTCGATTGCATTTGAACGACCATAGCGGCAGAACGAAAAAAGAAGTGTCCGTGCCGTCTGCTCTGCCGCGAAGTCAATCGTGCCGCCCTTTAATTGTTCCAGCCGTGCCCTGCCCTGCTGCATAATATCCCATATTTTCTTTTTTGTCGCGTCGTCGTCAAAAGTAATGTCCAATGCGTTCAGGATATCTTCCAGTAATATTTCATCTGCTGTCCTTTCCGTCGTCTCTGCCATGCCGCACCGCCTTTTTATTCCAGGCGGCAAGGTCTGCGCCCCGCCGCCCTCACTCTTTTAATCTTAGTTTTTGCCTGCTGCCGTCTGTGTTGCAAGGAAAGAAGCGATCTTCTCCGGCTTGTTATTGCCCTCGATTGTATATCTCATATATGCCGCCAGTCCCTCGATCTGCGCCACGGTCATATCGCTTAACTCACTTTCTGTCCATGTAGTCTTTTCAACTTCCTTTTCCGTGATCTCTATATCTGCGGAATATGCCGCCACGCCCTCTGCCGCTGCCTGTGCTGCTGCGTATACCATATACGCGGCGGGCTTCAGTTCGCTAATGTCAAGCACAAGGAAGCTGTTATTGTCTTTCGGCTTGCCGTTGCCATAAAGGTGTCCCGCATACACCCTTTCGCGCTGTAAAAACTTGTAGCTGTCGTCATACTCGATCACGCCGTCTTTGCCTGCGCCGATCCCCATAAAATACTGCTTCGCAATGCCCAGCACGGCTTTTCCGCTCGGTACTTCCTCGGACTGGATCACGTCCGTGGGGTACGGAAGGACATTGTTTGCATATGTGCCGTCGGGGCGCATGATCGTGGTTGCAGGCATGACGCGCTGCCAGTAATCGACGGGGTTTACGACCAGAATAACCTCGCCGACCGCGCGGGGGCGGTTATTCCTGCTTACCGCCATTTTACCGATAAGTCCGCCGTATACTTCCGGCGTAAACTCTGTTACCTTGATAGCTGTTTTGTCGGGGTACGGTTCTTCGTCTGCGTGTGCCGCTGTAATGTCTTTCATCATACCGATCGGCATTTTAACGCCCGTACCGCATACGATCCCTTCTTCAAGCCCGACGTATAAAGCGTCCTGCAAAACCTGTCTTGCATAGCTGTCAAGCCATGTTGCGCCTAAATCCAGCATAGACTTAGCAACGGGCATGAACGCGGTCAGAATATACATTGTCATTTCCAGCTTTTCAAAATCGCCGGAAAGTTCCTTTTCAATCTCTGCCGTGATCTCTCCCCATACTGCTTTCTGCTTACCGTTTTTATTCAGAATCCATTCCGTAACAAAAGTGGTATTGTTAAAGTCGATCGCGGAAAGTAACTTGTGTTCCGCTTTCAGACTGTCGAAAACGTCTTCAATGATCGTCTTGGGCATTGTCACGTCAAGATTAGCCAGTGCCTGCTTCGGGCTGTCTGATTTCATGGCATTGATAACCGCTTCATAATACTTTCTTTCCTCGGAAGTCAGTTGCCGCAGTCCGCGCGCCGCCAGTGCTGCTGCGTCCATCTGTTCAACTGCTGCCGCGTCCTTTGCTTTTTCCAGTACTTCCTGCTGGATATTCTCTGCCATGTCCGCAAATGCCTGCGCTACTGCTGCCGCGTCGCCGCTTTCCAACGCGTTGTTGAATTTCTGCGCCAGTTCCTCGCGTGTCAGTTCCTTTAAATCCTTACTTCTCATTCCCATTCTTTTTTACCTCTCTTTCAGATATTGCGCGGCAGCCTTTCCGACCAATGCCGCAAGTTTAAAGTGTTTTGCTGCTTTCTGCTTTTTTTCGTCGTCTTCGTCTGTGTCGTCGTCCTCATTATCGTTATCGCCGCTTTCTCCGTCGGTATCTCCCCCGCCGTCGCCTGTGTCGTCGGTGTCTGTGCTGTCGTCGTCCTCTGTGTCGTCTTCGTCGTCCGTGTCTTTTTCATCTTTTTTCTGCTGTGTCTGCCTGCAAAACTGTTTCATTTCTTCCCGGAAAGCCTTCTGCGCTGTCATTTCGCGGCGCATTTGTGCAAGCTGCTGTTGTAACTGCTGTGTCATATCTGGCGCGGGCGTGTCTGCCTTGCCTACCTCGTCCGCGAAGCCCATTTCCACCGCCTGATCCGGCGTTAAATAGGTTTCATTGTCCAGCATTTCGATCAGTTCGTCTTCCGTGATGTTCACGCGCTCCATATAAATCTGCCTGTTACTCTCCATGAGTACGTCCAAATCGTCCGCAGCTTTCCGAAGTTCTTTGGCGTTGCCCGCTACGGATAGCCACATGTTGTGGATCAGAAGGCTTGTGCCCAGTCCCATGATCCGGCGGTCTGCTGCCTGCATGATAACGGACGCGACCGAATACGCGAATCCGTCAACATACGCCACAATCTCTTTGCACTTTTTCTGTTTAAGCTGGTTATAAATTGCGATCCCCTCTTTGACTGATCCACCGTATGAATTGATATGTAATTCAACGGTTGCATTTTCGGGTATCTCTGCCAGTGCCTTTCTGAAAAATTCCGCGCTTGTCTCGCTTTCGGTATATTCCCACGTCCACCAGTCAAATGTGCCGTATTCCGACACATCATCATAAATATATAATTTGTGAATGTCCGATCCGGCTTCCTGTCTGAAGCAATAGTGCGCTTTCTGCTGTTTCATTCTGTGCCACCCCCTTCCGTGTCGCCTAAATGCGCCATTTTTTCCGCTTCGGCGTAATTTTTTGTTATATAGTGTTTCTGCGACCAGTCTTTATTGATCGCTGTGTCGCCCAGCTTTGTCCGCAGTTCGTCAATGCAGTATAAACCACTGGAAAGCAATTTATCGCTGTTTGTCGCCTGCTCGAAAATGTCTATATGCTGAATACAGTTTGTATTTACATCAATATAATTTCCCTTGCGGAAATTCTTTGCGTCGTACCGCTTGCGCGTCACTTCTTCCCCTAACTTTTCCGTTATCGGATCAATGGCAAATGTTAAAAAATTCTTTGTGATCTTCTCAACTTCTACAACGTCCCCTAAAATAAGGGCTTTTGGTATGCGCCATGCGCGCCCTGCCATTTCAAATTCATAATTGATCCGTTCGTTTATGTCTGCGGGCGTTGCCGTCCCTCCCTGTTTTGTAACGTCCGTATATGTATAGCCCGACTGCAAGGGAAGCACTGCGCTTCCTGCGTCAAAAAACGGCTTGAAACGTTCGTTTATAAGTTCATTTAATTTCGTTGCGAAGTCCTTCTGTTGTGACGTGTTTGTGTCTATGTTCAATATGCCTTTCTGTGATCCCTGCCGCAGCATATTTCTGACCGATTTCGCCACCGTCTTTCCGTAGCTTGTATATGATCCTTCCAGCCGCTGCCTTGCGTCGATATTGTTTAGCTGCATATAAATCACTTCGCTGGACGTATACGACCTTTGAAGCGTCAAGTCCGCAATCACAATATTTGAAAATACATCTTCGTAAAAAGAATATTTCCGGCGGCTGAAGCTGTCCGCAACATACAAATACCCGTTTAAACCAATAATCAGTGCTTCATTGTCATAACACAGATTAGAAATAAAGTGCTGCAAAAAATCGCTGCTGTTTTCGTTTGGGTTCGGCTCATAATTCCACAAATAATATTCTTCGCCCCTTTCGGGCACTCCCTTTACAAAAGTTCTGATCTCACATTTCCCGATCGTGTTTGCGATCATGTTAATGGCGCAGGCTGTCGCCAGTTCCTTGAAAAAAACCTCTGTAAATTCTTCCGCAATCTGCGTTTTTACGCTGATCGTGGTCTGTTTCCCGAAGGCTTTTAAAAAATAGTCGTTCATGTTCATCTTGTCCCACCCCCTTTCGTTAGAATGTGAATAACGGCAGCACGTCGCCGCCTGTCTGTTGTTCCGGTATTAGTTCATGCTGCGTCATTGCCGCAACAAAAGCAAAAAATCCGTCCGTTTTCCGGCTCTTTGCTTCGATTTTCTGATACTCATAATTTCCATACTTTTTTGATTTCACCTTTTTCGTATTGTTCGTATACCAGCGCATGATCGCGCAGTCCCCGTATACAATGTTGTGGTTGCGGAAGCCGCTGTCAATGATCGGCTCTATCTTGATTTTGTCGGACGGGCGCACCAGCTTAATATTTTTGTTCTCATAGGTAAAACCGACGCGCGCCAGCGCCGCTTTCATCAGCGCGAAGCGGTAATCATCTAACGCCAGCATGGGGATATTGTAGAAAGCTGCCTGCAATGCCACCCAGTCCGCGATCAGTTCCGGCGGTATCTCCGGCGCGTCTATGATCTCCGCGTCGCCTGCTGCCACCGCTTCCATGTACGGAAACTTTATGCGCGGCAGGTCTGCGCTGTTCGCGCATATCCACGTATGCTGTTTAAAGATAAACTTTGCGCCCCGCTTTGTAAGTACGCCAGCCGCCGCAAAATCATTTATTTTCGTGTAGTCCAAACCGATCACCCCAGTTTCCCGCATGATCGGCGGCTCTACTTCCTGCTTCGTAATCAGAATGTTTTCCCATGTTGTCAATTCCACCTCGCTGTTTCCCTGCCTTATGTTCATGCGCTTTGTCATAAAGTCGGACGCGGAAGACCTGTTTTCTTTCCACTCCCTATACTCTTTCCGCGTTTCCTCTAACAGTGTAGGCAAATACTGAAGGCTGGGGTTCGCTTTATGCCAGTTTTCTTCGTCGTGTACCTCTTCGGGATCGTCAAGCATACACATAAACGGCAATAGCCCGTTGTCCTCTATCTCAAAATCTAAAATGCGCTTTGATTTCTCGATCAGATCATCTAAAACGCCGTCGCATACGTCGCCATTTGTCGTCGTGTATGTCATGCGCGGCTGGGGCTTTTTCCCCAGCGCGGTTGTGAATACTTTTATATTGTCGTAGCTTTCAAATGCGTGTACTTCGTCAAAATCTACCTTGCCGGATCGCAAGCCGTCTTTTGACTTTGCATTGTTCGTCCGGTACTTGATCTTTGACCGCGTTTTCCTGCTCTGTATCTCTGATTTTGTCCACCGGAAATGCCGGATCAGCTTTTTTCTGTGCTTTTCCAGCACGTTGTATATATCATCAAAGGAAGTCCGCGCCTGTTCTTCTGCCGTGGCGCAAATATCTATATCATAGTTTGGTATTCCGTTGTATGGGCTTATCAGTGCAAAGTCTTCAAAGGCTAAATAACCGTTTTTTCCTGCGCCCCGCCCCACGAATATCAGCAGATCGGGAAAGCGGGGAAGACCGTCTTCCCTATATACGCAGCAATGCAATGTAAAGACGAATTTTTCCCACGGGAACAACGAAAAATCAAAATATTTTTCCAGTTTCAAGTAATTGTGAAGCTGTTCTGTATTTATGGTCAATTTTTCGCTTTCAAATACCTTTTTTACGAATTTAACCAGCTTTTTTTGCCATAAACAGACTTTTTTTAGCCCTTTTTTACCCCCGTTTTCGACCATGTAAATATAGTCGCATATCTCCGGTACGTCCTTATAATTCGTCGTCAATATCTCCACCGCCTATCATGGCGTTGGCTTTTAGTCCCAACTCTGCCAATAATTTCAGCATTTGCGCGTTGGTCTTGTTGAACATATCCACGGCTTCGTTTTTTTTCATGCCGGACTGACCGCCGCCGTTGTTGTATGGTACGATAGTTCCGCGCTTTTGAATGTCTTCGACAAGCAGGGTTTTTGTTACATACATAGCCATATAATCGTCGATCATATCGTCGAAAAATTTCCCGTATGTCCCGTTAGCTTCCAGCTGCTGCCGCAAGTCGTTTTCAATTTCTCTGTACTTTTTTGTGCGCATGATCCGCTTTACGTCTTCGCTTCTGTTATCCGCTTTATTTGCCATGTATACCACCCCCTCATGTGCGCGCGAATTTCCGTTTTGTCTACCCCATGCCCCGTTTCCCGTCCGGCGTTCAAAATCGAAAACTTTTCGGGTGGGGGGATCATTTACCAGCGTTCCTCATTCACAAATTTATTTTTATTCCCTTTTGCCAGCCCCTTGCCTTTGTCATGTTCCTTGTTGTGGCAATCCTCGCATAAAGGAATTAGATTGTTGTACGTCGTGCCGTTATATACATACGTCCTTGACAATGCCAGGCGCGGATGCCGCCGCACCCACTGGACATGGTGGACGCTGCGCGCTGGCGTATGGAAGCCGCGCTTCTTGCAATGCTGGCACTCGTAATTATTTTCTTTCATTACTGCGTCGGATAGCTGCCGCCATTCCCTGCACTTATAGAATTTATATAGCTTGTCTTGTGCGATCAGTTGCTTTATCCACTTTTCCAGTTCGTCCTGTGTCATAGATATATAGCCCGCTCTCTTTATGCTGGGTGTGACTGCCGCACCCAGCCGAAGGAAAGTGTAATAAATGCAAATAAAAAAGGACACAAACAACATCAAATAAATAATTGTGTCGTCTGTGTCCATTTCTTTCTATGTGTCGTCGTGATCTGCTTTATTACGGCTTTATTTTAACATGGCGGGAATTATATTGCAACTTCTTCTTTTCGCCCTGTGTGGCGTACTGTGGCGCGTCCTGCGCCCTTTTCTGCCCTGCTGCCAGCGTCGCTTTCTATATAGCCGCCTGCTGCCGTCTGCGCTTAATTGAACGGCAGTTCTTCGTCTATCCCGTCCGGTATGCTCATAAAGCCGTCGTTGTCCGTCGGATAGTCCCCCGCTGCCGTCTGTCCGTTTCCCTGCTGTGCCTGTCCTGTTGCCGCCTTGCTTTCTGCAAACTCCTGATCCTCTGCTATAACGTCCGTGGTGTATACCTTTGCCCCGTCGCGGTTCGTATAGCTTCCCGTCTGTATGCGCCCTGTTAAAACAATCTTTGTCCCTTTGTGCAAATACTTTTCTGCAAACTCCCCAGCTTTCCCGAAAGCGACAACGGAAGGAAAGTCTGCGCCTGCGTCCTTTCCCCTGCGATCTACCGCCAGCGTATACCGCGCTATGCACATTTGATCCTGTGATTCTCCCCGCTGGGAATATCTAACTTCGGGATCGCGTGTCAAGCGTCCCATGAGTATAACTTTATTCACTGTCTGCCCCTCTTACTTTCTTTTATTGTTTGTTCCGATCCAGCCTAAAATAATGATTGTTAAACATATGATCGCTGTTATGATGATCGCTGTCATGTTTACATTTGCCATGCCCTCACTTCCTTTCTGCTGCTTTATTTGCCATAATAATCGCAAAGGTGACAGGGAAAGCCACCCCCGCTATTATGCTATACTTTTTGATCTGCTTTTTCTGCGTTTCGTCCGCTTCCGGCGTTTTCTTTGATGTTAAAAGAAACATATAATACCCGAAGCCTATCGCTAATTCTATGTATGCAAATACGGCTATACATACCGCCACGCCTGCTGCCGCGCTCATTCTCTCCCCGCCCCGCTTTCTTTTTCTGTTTCCGGTTTCTTTTCGCACTGGGGAAACGGGCACTTTTCACAATCGCAGCTTTCGCATTGCCCGCCGTTGTTATCTGTAAAGAAATTATGAACCGCTTTTATAATTCTTTTCATTTCCTGCCCCTTTCCCGTTAAAATGTCTTGTCGTCCCGTGGATCAATCCATTGTCTGTGCTTTTTGTCCTGCTCTTTCATAAACTCGGATAACTGCCCGACTGCTGCCGACGCTCCTATTATCAGCAAAACAATTCCGGCAATTATGCCCAGTATTATGTTTATAGCTTTATCCACGCTCTGCCCGTTCCTTTCTCGCCTGCGCTTTCTGAATAACCAGCTTGATTTTAATAACTTCGCTGTCCTCTAAGTATTCGCACACATTCGCAAGATCAGACGCGACGGCGTAACGCTCTGCTTCTCCCTCTGTCAGTTCTTTGTCGTCGTCTGAATAAATAGTATAGCCCGTTGCCGTGTTTTCCTCATTATCCGGCGTATTTACCGGAATTGAAGCGGCGCGGTTTATCTCTGTTAATGTCTCCCCGTCCTCTTTGATAGTGATTTTTGCCGTTACCTCGATTTCTTTCATTTTCTACCCCTTTCTGTTTTCATTTCTACGCTAATACCATAAAAGCGGATCGTAAATGCTGTAATCTCCTTCCGCATCTTCGTGGCTTGTGCAACATTCACATTTTTTGCACGGTTCGCATGGTTCGTCGTCCTTTTCATCTTTTCCGAATCCCATACATTTTCCGTTAGCATCTTTTCCGGCTTCGCCGTACTTTTTATTATATTTGCAATTTTCGTATGTCCTTTTTGCCATTTTCTCCCCCTTATACCGTTGATCCTACGTCGTCCAGCCCGTATTCCCTTTTTCTGCGCTTACAGTCTTCCAGCATACGTTCCAAAATGCCCACTTCTTCGTCGCTCATGTAGATATAATATTTTTCAAGCATTTTCAGCGCATGAAGGCGGCGCGCGTTCTCTTTTTCCTCTTCGTTTGTGTCGGTATCTGACATTTGATCCGCTTTCTGTTCGGCGATACTGCGCTTTTCCTTTTCTTCTGCCTTTTTTTCGTCTACCATGTCGCGGATTTCCTGCGCTTTTATGTCTTCGCCTGCTGCCACCCGTCCGGCAATCTCTTTCTGTTCGTTTTCCGGTAACTGGCTGGCTGCGGCTGCTGCCGTAACGCCAATCGTGCCGTCTTTGAATTGTTCTTTGATTTCCGGCGTTGCATTTTTATTGATCCGGTTATAATCGCCCACGACCGCTGCCGACGTTCCCATAATACGCGCCACATAATCACGGACGCGTTCGCCATGTTCCAAAATCAGTAATTTTTCTTTCTGCGCCGCTTTTAGTGCCTTTTTCCATTCCTCGGCTTCCATCATCTTGTCATAATCCGTATAATGACGGTTGAAAGTATTTCCGATCAGAACATGAAGCCTAAACTCTGTTTCTGTCATATCCTTATAGCGGCAGTTCACGACGCGGAAGCGTTCTGCGCCGCCCTGCACCAGCATTTCAATAGCCGCGCGCCGCCTGTGCCCGCTTGCAAGCCAGTATTCCCCGTTGACGCGCCCTAATATTAAAGGCTCGTGCAAGCCGCCGACCATTTCAATTCCCGCCGCCAGTTCCTCTATTTCGTCCATGCTGTACTTGTTCTGTCCGGTCACAACGATTTTTTCATAGTCCAGCCGGATTTCCTCAAAATCCTTTTCTATCGTTTCCGCTGCTGCCCCTGCCGTCGCTGCGTTCAGAATGTTTTTAATGTCAAAAGCCACTGTTTTCTCCCTCTCTTTCCATTTTCTCTTGTAATGCCTTTATGCAGGCATTATGTAATTTCAGATCGTAGCTGGCGTTTGTGTTATCTCCTGCCCAGTGTCTGTACTTTTCCAGCCGCTCTATTGCCTGCTTGCTTGTCATTTCCTCTTTTTCTTCCTGCCGCGTCCTTATCCGTGCAATCTGCCCTTTCCAGCTTTTCTTCTCTGATCCCGTCTACCCGCTCCCCGCAGAAAAGCATTTCTTTCATTTGTTCCAGCATGATCTCAACGTCTGCTATTTCCTCAACAAGATTGATATATGCTGCGCTCTGCTTATCCAGCCCGCTTTCCTCTATTGCACCGTACCCGCATTTTAAATCTTTTCTCCAAAATTTGTTGATCGCCCGTGTCAGTTCTGCCATTTCCTCTATGCACTGGCGCGATTGTGCGTCATACCCGTACCGCAATACAATTTCCTGTATTCTTTTATCACTCATTTTCTGCCCCCGCTTTCCTGCAAATACTCATTTACAAATTTTCTGTATGTGACTGCTGCCGCGCTGCGCGGGCTGTATTTTTCCAGCGGCTCTTTGTAGTAGGTTGCCGCCGTCGCTTTGTCTGACCGTCTGATCTGCGTTGTGAATACTCTGTATTTGCAGTTATCCCGAAGCCACTTTTCTGCCACCTCGTTTTCGGGCGTTCTCCGGTAATTCGTCAGAAGTATTCCGGCTATTTTCAAGCCGTCATTTAATGCCCGCAGTTCCTCGATCTGCGCCGTGACTGTTTCTACGCCGTCTAATGCCCAGTTGTCAAGTGTGATCGGGACTATGACTTCATTCGCGGCACATAGCGCGTTAATGGTACACATAAGCAAGGCGGGCGGGTTGTCTATGATACAATAATCAAATTCGCCCTCTATGCTCTGCAAATACCCTTTGATCCGGTTGTCCTGCCTTTCTGTGCTGGCGCGCAGGGCGTTGTCTGCTTCCAGTAGTGAAATATTCGCGTTTATAACATCAATCCCGTGTGTACTCCACCGCGCCGGAATCCTTTTATACAAAATCTCTGCTGTGCCGCAGGTATCTTCCCCGCCCTCGTAGCAATCGAAAAACTGGCTTGCGTTCCCCTGCGGATCATTGTCAATCAGTAAGACGCGCTTTCCGTGTTTCTCCGCAAGTAATGTCGCCATGTTGATCGCGGTTGTGGTCTTTCCCACACCGCCTTTTAAATTGATGATTGTAACAGTTTTCATGTGTCGTCTTTCCTTTCCTTCGCTTTGTCTTTGTGCTGCCTAATCGTAGGCGTAAATGTCTATATTTTTTTGAATACACGCCACGCAGTCTTCCGATCCGTCGCTGTCGTCGCAGTCTTTTGATATAAAATCATTGCCGAATGGACACCCGCCGCGCGCTCCCTCTGCTGCCAGGGCTGCTTTTATCATTTCCACGTCACTTCCGGCGCAATATATAGCAACGCGCTTTTGCGGTCTGCACGGTTCGGAAGCCGGATCGCTTAATATTGTGCGTGTCCCCTGCAAATAACCTTCTAATTCCTGCGTAGCTTCTACACCGCTATAACATACCGTGACTTTGTAGCCCTGTTCTTTTAAATCCCTTATCCACTCTTTTTGCTTGTCTGTCGGCGTGTTTTTACCGTATTTCATTTCGATATACAAGCCTGCGAAGCCGTTCATAGGGACAGGCAGGCAAAGATCGGGTACACCCGCTTTCACGCCCATAGCTTTGAGCCGTGCCGCTTCCCTTGCGTCTCTCTTTCCCCCGTTCGGGATATGGAATAATAATTTCAGTTCGGGAAAGCGTCCGGTATTCCAGTTTGCCCAGTCTATAACGCCCATTTGCTCTGTGTCTTCCCCGCGCTTTAAATTTCCGTACATTCTGCCGCCCCTTTCTATACGCCGCGCTCTATCGTTCCCCGCATTGCTCTTCTTGTCTTTTTCGCTATTTCTTCCGGGCTGTCCATTGCCATTGTCAGCGGTATTCCAATCGGCTGTATTTGCGCTCCCTGCTGCTTTGATCCGGTCAATTCTTTTAACATATCGTAATTTTCAAGAATTGCCTGTGCGATCGCCTGTGCCTGCTGTATTGTCATTATTTTTCCTTCATTCTTTATAAAGTTTTCGATTTCCTTGCGTTGTTTTTCTGTCACCTTTTACCCCTTTCTATGCGCCGTAGTGAAGCCCGAATCCATCCGCTATGCCTGCCACAATCGCTTCACCAGCTTTTAAATTTTCCTGCACGGTGTAACCTGCTGCCGCGTCTGCTTCCCTTATCATCTGCGATCCGTCCGGCGTTGCGCTCTGTGCTGCGTCCTGTCCTGCTCCTGCTGCCGCCTGTCCATTCAGATATGCCGCAGCTTCAGCGAATAAAATAAACTTATACGCTTTGTACCACCGTTCCTGCCCTAAATCATTTTTGACCTTGATTTCTTTCAGTTCCCACGGCTTTTTGCCTGTCTTTACGTCCAGCACGTCGTACATTTTCCCAAACGTCAGCGGCAATCCGTCCGCTGTTTTAGTCTTTTTAAACTCTGCTTTCATGTTCCCTTTTCCTCTCTTCCTTTCTTTCAAAATAACGTCATTTGCTCATATCCTTTTTTGACTTCTTCTTTTCTTTTGCTGTATTCTTTATACATTCGTGTATATTGATAGCTTGCACCGAAGATATTGTTGGCGGCTATAAACAACTTTGGTTCATACTCTTTCATGATCCTTAACTCTTCTTCAAAATTTTGTCCGAATGGGCAGCCCGCGCAGCCTGTTCTTTTTAAACCATACACGCAATAGCAATCACTATTTTTAACATCAAAACATTCGTTATATGTCTTTTTATCTTTCTCCGTATACCAAAAAATCGGTCTGTATTCGTCGCAATCCATTTTCCCGCTTGCATTAAAACAATTTCTATACGCCGTCCCCCTTGCGCCGCCCTCACTCTTTCTAATGCCCGATATGCTCAAATCAAATTTTCTCTCTTTGACAATTTTATGAATTACGTCTTTTTTCGCACCGTCGCAACACTTCGGGGAAACTTTCAATCCTATACTTTCGGGCGGGTGTTCTATCATAAATTCTTTTAAATACTTGCGCCGATTTATATTGAATCTGTCACCGCCTTCCCATTCGTTACACCACCAGCGTAACGCTGCCTTGCATTTCGGATATTTTTTCAGCAGATCGGGAAAGGGTTCATCTTCCCACTTGAAGCCGTGTCTCTGCAATCTTTCTATAAATTCACTTATTGTCTTTGACAAAAACGGTTGCCCATACCTTGAGCATGAAATAGGTATTGGTGTTAGTGCCTTGTATTCCTCAATTCTTACGTGGTACTTTTTTTCAAGGTCTTTTATATGTCTTTTTGTTGCTTCGTACTCTAGCCCTGTGTCAAACCATACGTAAGTTATTTTTTTATTTACATCTAGTTTTCTGCATATATCCATAACAATGTCGCTATCTGCGCCGCCCGATATGCTGCAAATTATATTTTCATAAAGCACACTATTTATTTTTGAATTTGCAATTATTATATTTTCAAATATCGTCCCGCCTTCCTACGGCAGATTTTCGCACAACTTTATTATGTCTATCATTTTTCTTTTCCTTTCCCGGTTTCTCCGTGATCTGCACTTCTCCGGTCTCTAAATCCAGTGTGTAGGTATCTTTTGTCATAGCGCGCTTTCTGCCGTCATAAATCAGCGTATAGGTGAAATACATAAATCCCGTTACCTCATGCCATGCTTCGGCTACGCTGTCTTTATCCAAATACCAGCCCTGCGGTATCTCGATTGTATGGTTATAGGCGTTCTTTGATCGAACCGTCGTTTTTGTCGGCTGCGGTATCTTTAAATTTTTACTGGAATTGTACCGCCTGCCGGAAAAGCCCTCGCACGTCTTCATAGTCTTTTCTGAATATTTCACAAAATACGAAGCCAATTTCCTATACTGCCCGCTATCGTCCAGGGGCTTTATATCAATCCAGCCTTTATCCCAGCATTTTTTCAGCCTTGCGATCTCTATTGCATTTAATACCATGTGAACGTGCGTTGCGCCCCTCTCCCCGACCTCTGCCACCCACACATACTTTGCGGAATCCCCTACCGCTTTGTATTCTTTCCGTATATCCCGCAATAGCTTGTCAACGTCTGTCCGAAGTTCCTCTTTCCCAGCTGGGCGTTTCTCTTTTGCATAAGACCATGTAATATATAGGCTTGTACCGTCGTAGTTCTCGTTTAATATCCACGTCAGCTTTTTAACTGCCTGTCTGCTATTTACTTTTTTCTGTGCTTCGCTTGTCTTATTCTCCTTCTGTCTTCTCGATCCCTCTTTTGTGTCGGTTCGTGTTGCGTAATAGTATGTATGCTGCTTCGTTCTCCCTGCCTTGCAGGTCTCATGTCTATATGGCATATTTCCACCACCTGTCGATAAAATAATATACTTAACAAGTCATAACGGCGGTTAAAAACCGCCCCATTCCTTGACTTTTTACCGCACACGGCGTATACTATTACTAGGGTTTTATTTTAGCTGTGTACGGCTTGACCGCTTTGGATTTCCCGATCCGAAGCGGTCATTTTTTCGTCTTTTCTTTTTCATTTTTCAATGTACGTTTAAATTTGTGTCGCCTGCTGCCGCTACGTCCTTTTCTACGTTTCCACATACCCCCCCCCCGAAAAGAAAATCAAAACGTATTTGCGCCATTTCTTCCCGCAGGCGTTTGTCTGCTTCCGTGAAATATTCTTTGTCAATCTCAAAACCTAAAAAATTATGTCCTGTCCGGTATGCCGCCCGCAGACATGCGCCCGATCCGGCGTGGGTGTCCAGTATCTTGTCGCCTGCTGCCGCATAATTTAAGATCAGCCATTCATATAGCTTGATCGGTTTTTGCGTCGGGTGGAAAGTATGATCTCTTTGCAGTTCCGCGCGGTTTATGACTACGATCCGCGTGGGTTTCTGAAATGTGCTGTATGCTAATTCGCAATCGCTCATAGAAAGCCCGTGTTGTCCTTTATCCCACACAATCCAGCCTTTTGTGCCTGTCCTCAAATGCTCGACAAAATAATTACCGCCCCATATAATCTGGTTGATGCTTACCCGCTCCAATTCTCGGAAATACCCTGCGGGCGGGATCACTTTGTCCCAGTCTTTCTTCGTGTGCGCTTTCCGGCTGTACTTTGGATTTTTATTGATATTCAGCTTTTGTCCGTCAATCCCAATCCCATACGGGGGATCAACAATCGCTAATTCAAAATACTTGTCCGGTATTTCTTTCATGGCTTCCATGCAGTCTGCATTGTAAAGCCTGTCTAACTCAAACATTGCGCGCACCCTCTTTTTCTTTCATTTCCTCGATCATGCGCGCCGGCCCGTCCGCTGCCTGCTGCCAGCCCCTTGCTTTCTGCCGTAGTTCTTTTATTTTTCCGTTTGCTATACGCAACTTATCTTTCAAGCTGTTGTTTTCCTGCAAAAGTTTGATGATCTCCGCTTTCTGCTGCGGGGCGGCGTTTATTATTTCCGGCGGTATGCGTCTTCGTAAATCCTGCCTTTCTATCACAGTCAAAACAATGTGGCTTTCGTACCTGTCAACGGTCATTTTCTGCCCGCACTGGGCGCAGGAATAAACTGTATTGTCTTTCAGTTCGTCCGGCGCAATCTGCACCCTGCAGGTCAGACAGCAACAAAATTTCTGATTTTTAACGGAAAATGATCTTTTAATAGCCATAACTCACCTACTGCACAAATTCGTTGTTGTCGCTGATTTCACGGACAACTTTTATTTTGTCCTGCGCCATTTGCATGATCCGGCAGCGAAGCCCTGTTCTGATCGTTACCGTTGCGACTTTCATTTTTTTGTCGCAGATAGCGTCCACGGCGTTCAGCATAATTTCCCGTACTGTTTCCGGCTGCTTATACTCCCCAGCATCTTCTCCGAAAAGTTCATTGATCCTTTGCTTTGTCACTGTCCGGCGGTTCTTTTCCTGCTGATACTTTATAGCTTCGTCGCACCCACACAACATTGTGGCGGCTTCCTCTAACTGCGGCGCGGTCATGTCTGCGCCGTCCTCTACAATGACATTTTGCCCGCAGAAGCGGCAGGCTCCCGATTTACTCCCTTTTGCCATAGTTTCTTTTCTCCTTTCTTTGCTACTAAAATGCCGCAAGTATAAATAAAATTACTGCTTGTAATATGATAGCCGCCGCGCCGCCTATAAAAGAATAAATCGCAGCTTCCCTGCTACGTCCCCACAATGCCCGCTGTAATCGACGCATCCACATTTCTTCCCGTACCGGATTCATAGCTTTGTCGTCTATGTACTCATGTGCAAATATTTTCCGTGTGTCCGTGCCGCCATAGTTTGCTATGTTCTCCGCTGTATTTTCGTTTACATAGTCAAATACAAGTCCCTGCCCCTTGCACCACTCCACCGCGTCCTGCAGGTCTTGTCCTTTCCGGCAGGTATACAGAATAAGGATCGCGCCGTCTTTCTGAAGCCGCTTGCAACATTTAATCATTTTGGGAATAGGCTTTATAATTTCTGGAAATTTTGTTACTGCCAGTGTTCCGTCAAAATCTACCGCAACGATCCGGCGGTATTGTGGCGCGTTCATGCCCGCACCCACTTTCCGATAAAGCGCGCCCAAAAAGGACGTTTTGCAGCTTCAATCCGAAGTTCTGTTTTTTTTGAATGTCTGATCTATCAGCCCGATCACTTCATGCAGTTCTCTTTTACTTATCAGATCGCTGCAGCACATACCGTTAGCATATCCCGCCGCGACCATTCCCCACTTTATCGCTTCCGCCTTGTCGCCCGTTTCCCTTATCACCCGCAGCATTTCGTTTAATTGTTCCAGCCCCTCCTCCTGTTGCTGCCGTGCCACTCTGTTTCCGCGCCGCGCGGCAATGCGAACAGATTTCGGAATCATGTCCACCGCCTGCGCGATTTTTCCAATGTCCAGCCTTGCCATTTCGTGCATGGCGGCGTGGTCTTCTTTTGTCATAACCTCAACGACAAATTTTCCTGTGTCCTGCTGCCGCGCCGTCCTGTTATAAATCGCCTGGACTTCATTTGCCTGTGTCCTCATGCGTCCGATCCCCTTTCTTTTCCGGTTCTGTCTCCTTTTCCTTTGTTTCACTTTTAAACTTAATCGCGCATACTTCATATACCGTAGATAAAAACGGCAGCTTGCGCCCCTCGATCCTTTTTCTGTAATCACGGGACTGGAAACGCCCGTAAATTTCTACATAGTCCCCGATTTCAAGCGTGTTCGCCTTGAACGCCTGCCAGTCGAAACATACACACGGTATATAGTTCGTGGCTGCCCCCGAATTTACCGCTACCATGATGCTTGTAGCCGCCACCCGTTTTCCCCGCTGTGTCCTGCGGCGCGTTGACCGGAAACGCGGCGACTTGCAGATATTTCCGCAGATCGTGACTTCGTTCTGATCGTTTACGGGTGGATCATTTACCGCGATAACTTCCGCATATATGTAGACTTTCACGCGGCTTTCTTCCGGTTTTGGATCGTGTACATTCTCCGATCTGATTTCGCCGCCGATCAGCACTTCCGCGCCCTCTACGATTCTTTCTAACATTTCCTTTGATCCAGCGGCGCGCCCGTCAAACTGTAAAATATATGTGTCCTCCGTCCCGCTGGGGCGCGTCCGTGTCAATGTGGTTTCGTACACTTTCCGCGCCCAGTCTGCCGCTTCAACTATCAATTCCGGCGGGTTTTTGATGTACCCCACGATCCCGATTGTGTTATTTCTGCTCATGTTCTTTTTATCCCCTTTCATATTTTGGCAACTTTCCCGCCTGCGCGTAAAAGTCGTATAAATCCGCTTTATAATGCGCCAGCGTGTCCCACAGTTCCTTGATCCGCTGTTCTGCTTCCTCTGCTTTCCATGCTGCGTAGGTGTAATCTGATAGAATTTTGTCTTTTTCCTCATTTGCCTTTTTTATACATTCCTCATACTTTGCCGTTACTTCTGCGTATGCTGCCGGACTGATCCAGCCTGCTTCGCGTAATTCTTTTATATTTACGCTTATGTATTCCGCAATCAGTGCAAATTTTCGGAAAGCTACCGCCGCCCCGAAGCAATCTACTAAAATTTGAATAGCCGCTTCTTCGTCAATCTCATACATTTCTTTTAACTTGCTATCATCTAATTTCTGGATATACGCATTTAACGCCTGCTGGCTCTGTATGCCCTGCACACCGTCATTTCTGAAAATGCGAAGCACTTTTTCCAGCGTGTCTTTGTCAGTTCCCAGCCCGTCAGACTGCCATAGCTGCACTTCTCCCATGCTCTCTTTCCTCTCTTTCCTGCTTATAATTTTTTAATTCGTCGATCGCTCTTTTATAACAATCTATTTCTTCCGTTTCCTTTGCCCTTACAATGCACTTCCCGCGCGTTTCGCCTTTATACTCCCATATCTCGATCAGATCATCTTCGCTCTCGTAAATGCTGAAGTGCATATGTGACCGCAGATTATATCTTTTCTTCAACGGTCTATATATTTCATAAAATTTTCTTACTATCTCGTTGTATTCGTCTTCCATGCCTACCCTCTATGTAATCAACAAGTTTCCGCAGTTTCGCCGCTACCCCCCCCCCCATAAAATCGAATAGTCGCAGTTGTGCGGTTTCCTGTCTGTATCTCTCCTGTGATAATTTGAAATAGTGTTCGCTTAACTCGAAGCCCACGAATTTATGCCCCGTATTCCGGCAGGCAATCAGTGAAGAAGCCGATCCCACGTGCGTGTCTAAAATTGTGTCGCCTGCTGCCGCAAATTTTGTCAATATCCATTCATACAATGCCACAGGCTTTTGCGTCGGGTGTATGCGGTACTCTTTGTTTTTCATGTTCTCTTGGATCATGCCGTGCCATGTATATTTGTATCTGCGGACGGCGGTTTTAAAAGAAGTCCACGCCAGTTCGCAGTCCGCAAAATCCGTTTCGCCGTTGTTCTTATCCCATACAAGCCAGCATGGGCTGTCATAGGGGATTTTTGATATAAAATGATTAGCACCGAAAATGATCTGATTTTTGCTTACTCTGAATAATTCCCGAAAATATGCTTCGTCCGGCGGGTTTTCGTCGTCGCCCGCAAATGGTTCATAATCTTTTGCAATCGCAAGTCTTGAACGCCCTTTTTTCCTTCCGTATGTATCAACTTTTATTCCATACGGGGGATCGACAATCGCAAGATTAAAATACTTGTCGGGAAATTCTGCCAGCCCTTTCATGCAGTCCATGTTGTAGTAACCGTATTCAAGCATTTTCGCCGTTTCCTTCCCACTTTTTCATTTCTGCTTCCGCAAGTTCGATAAAACTTTTCAAGTCTGCAATCCGCTGTTCATACGCTTCATGTGCTTTTTTCGCTTTTTGAAATTGCCACAATAAGAACATTCTTTCTTGTGCATCTTTCTTTTTCTCATATTCTGCCTTTGCCTTTTTAATTTCTTCTTTTAGGTCTCCGCTATATGAAAAAACTTTGTTGTTTTTTGTCCTTTTTACCCTCATTCCGTTTCACCTAAAATAATCTTTCTGAATATGCTTTCAAAAATCGGTACTGCAATACTGTTTCCTGCCTGCCAGTACAGTGGCATTGTATAGCGTCCGTTTTTCTCTTGTACTGCTGCCGCCGCGTCGAAGTCTGCGTCTGTATAGCCTTGCAGCCGCCAGCACTCCCTTTCTGTCAAATACCGATACCGCCCACCGCCGCAGTCTATGACCTGTGTGGGCGTTCTGTCCTGTCTTGTCGTGATTGTGTAGGCATAATCTTTTATAATATTTGCCCGCCGCACTACTCCCTTTTTGCCTATCGCATCATATACGCTCGGCTGGGTAACGTCGTACACTTCCGGCGCGTCCGGTAAAAGAAATTCTTTTATATCCCGCATGGGGGACTTTATCAGATCGGAAAAATCAAACTTTTCATTTCCCAGTATTGATATTGTGAAAACTCTCTGCCGCGCCTGCGGAAGCCCGAAGTCCCGTGCGTCCAGTATTTCGTAGCTGTTTGTATACCCCAGCCGCGTCATTTCCTCTATGTATCTGTTAAAATTTATTATCATGTGCCGCGATAATACATTTTTTACGTTTTCCCATATCACCACACGCGGCTTCCATTCTCCCATTTGCTCTATTATGTGAATTGTCTCCCACATAAGGCTTGAACGCGTCCCGCTCCCTTCGTCTGCGCCTTTTCCCCTGTTTATCCTGCCGCCTGCTGCCGTCGCTTTCCCTTGATGCCCCGCAATCGAAAAATCTTGGCACGGGCTGCCGTGTATCAGAATATCCGGTTTTAAATTCCAGCCGACAACGGACTGGGTTTTGTTTGATAATTCATTTTTGAAAATTGCATTGTATGATCTAACTGCCTTTTCGTCGATTTCTACATAGTCGATACTTTTTACGGGTATACCGATATTCCGCAGGGCGCAACGTGGTGATCCTATACCGCCGAATAATTCAAGTATTTTTATCATTTTTCCGCGTCCTTTCTGTCGTCTGTGTACTCTTAATGTCTAGGTGGCGATCTTGCTTTCAATCTGTACCACCCCGCTTTCCGGCGTGTGCATTGTGTCGTGGTTTTTCGCATTAAAAATCCACTGAAAACCTGTTGTCCGTCTACGCGCTTTCTAGCAGGCGCGACCGCTGCCATTTTTCCACAATGCCCTGTCTTCCGGCTGTTGGCTTGCCTTCGTCAGCCGCAAGGTTGCCGACCTTGCAGGACGGGGACTGCTGCCCCGTTTCGGCTATTTTCAGCTTTAAAATAAAAATCCTTTATCCACAAGAAATTTAATCCAATCGCAACCGCACACGTCTTCTTGTTTTATATACTCATAAAATTCTTCTTTGCTGTTTACCCCGTCCGACTGCATGAAACGTCTTGCTGTCTCTATATGCTTTGTTTGAAATACATACTCTGCATAAAATGTTTTTTCTATTGTTCCGTAATCATTACGCCCTTTTGGTGTCCGCATTTCAACCTTTATTACTTTTCTTTTGTTCTTGGGGGATATGCCTTTTTCAATCACCACCGCTTCACTGAATAACCAGCCGTTCCAGCCCCGCCGCATTGGTGCAAATTGTGTACGCGGTACTTCTACTAAATCCCCAGTCTTTACAGTATTAAAATTTACTGTTTTCATTGCTTGTCCTTTCTGTGTCGTCTGTGCTATATTTCCGCTTCCAGCTTTAGCCACCATTCGGGATTGTTCCGGTATTCCTCATTTGTACAGTTGTCGCAGCTTTCAGCATTGCACTCAGCACAAAATCTTTCTTGAAATGCACGATCCCACGGCGCGTCTAAAACTGGAAGGCTTTTTAGAAATTCGCCCAGCGTTTCGGGGCTTTCTGTCAACTTGTCGTATATCCTCAT